CTTCAAAAAATGCAGTGACTTTAGTTGCGTCCCCTGCTTTAATTAGTTCTTCAAGAGTTGGAGCTTCTTCCTGCTTTTGCTCTTCTTTTTCTTCTTCTGACATTTTACTGTTCTCCCTTTTTATCTGAAACCCCAGTTTCTCTGGAGTGTGATAGTATCTCCTAGCCGCTGACGAATAATCCAGTAATTAACACTAATCTAGTAATTATTGCAACTACCACTAATTTAGTAATTACTGATCTAGTAATCTTGTTGAACCAGACAATGCTTCAACTAATACTTTTTGAGCAAAAGTTACTAGACCCAGCGCTAATACTGTCCCACCTTTCCAAGCTATCCCATGTTCAGATCCATTAATACTTTTATTTCTTTCTGTTATTATAATGCACCCGTCATTTCGTCTTTTTATTGCATCTACAAGACTGTCCATTGAAACCAAATCTAAATCATCTTCTGTTATTTGGCGCACTACATATCCTCCTTTTTACTCTAGGAACCACTATGGGATAGTTTATTTCCGGGAGCATTGTTTGGTTTAGTATTTGATCCTTTCCCTTTTGACACTCCAGGGTCATTATGTATTGCTTTAGTGTCCCCTAATTTAATAGTTTCTCTAGTTGCTACAGAAGTTTTTATATCAGTTGCAAATCCCTGTAGTTGTTCTTCTGTCCATCCTTGGGTACGAAGAAAAGTTTCTATAGGACAACCTGCTGATACTGCTGCTGCTGCTGCTTGCCAGAAAGACAAATCCGCCATTGCTAGAGAGAGTGGGTCACGATCTCCTGCATCTTTATATATAGCAGAAATAGTAGCATCTTCATTTAGGCCAGCCCTATCAAATACATTTGCTAGTTCTATACAGCGGTGCATTACCTCTTCCCATGCTGGAGTAAATCGGGACTGCCTTTCTATAGTTTTTTGTCTAATTACTTGCTCTAGTTTAAATATTGCTTCTCCACTAGGCCAGTTACCTGTTATAGATACAAATGGGGTTCCTGAATTTCTATAGAAACTTTGTACTTTCAGCCAGTAAGTAGAAATAAGTTGAGACATATCTCCAGCAGCCAGTACACCCCATTTAGCATTTTCTTCATTTGCATGGTAGTGTACCCCCGGACCGGATTTAGGTAAAACTGTTCTACCTTTTATAACTTTTAGTTTATACCCACAAGAAGTAGTTCTTTGGAAGGCATTATGTCTTGCTCCTGCACTTATGTCATATTGTATATCATTTATTTGATCCTGGGCACCAAGCAATCCACCATCCAGGATAGACATACCATAATTTTCAAATTCGTCACCTACATTAGCAAAATGTACATAAGGTATATGTAAAGGCTTTCCTTCTTCATCTAAGTAAGGAATTGCTACTGATTGTGCTCCGAGTGGTTGAATTCCTGTAGAAGTTTTTGATATACCATCAATAAGACTGTCGGAGGGGAGTATGAATGGGAACCAGATGTTTCCAGCACCACTAGAGATATACCTTTCCATTGCCCCATTGTAGTAAACTGTTCTTCTGCGCCCTGTAGGAGTTTCCCATTCTTTAACAGCATACAACATTTGTCCGTATGTGTCATATCCAATAAATACTCCTTTTATTCCATCCCACCACTGTTCACGATGTACTACAATTCTTTCATTTTCGTAGTCATACTCAACCATTACACAAAAATTTCCATCACGTATTGCATTGTGGTGTACTCTATTTTGTATATCACTAAACTTCTTTCTTTTCCAGAACCTGTCTACCCAATCTTGGGTTTTGCTATCTTCTACAGTAAATCCAAGAAGTTGTAGTCTTCCGGCATGTTCCGATAAAACATCACCTGAAACATTATCGGAGTAATCATTGCCTAATACCCCTTCCAGCATTTTCTGCATATCTACAGTTAATGTAGTATCCTGTCTTCCCATAGCATATTCACGAAAATGTCTTATATCTCTAAAGGCATTTAGTGTTTCGCGTCTATCTATAGTTATTTGTTCTGTTATATCTTGAACTCCGTCGCGTAGCCGACTCTTCATTTTTTCTTGGTGATGTTGAGCTAATTTTACGCTTCCGAATCCCGTTGACCTTCCTGTTCCTGATATTTGATAACTTCTCCTCTGAGTTGTTATTGCCATAGTCTATATCCTCTTCTGTGCTGCGTACACTATATAACTCAGCAATTAAATCTTCTTCATTTTCTTCCTTTTCAGTCATAGCTTTAATATATTCTTCTTCCATACTACCTACGGTTAAACCGAGTGTATCAAAATCTTCTCCAGGGGGATTGTCAATCTCCAGAGCAAGTTCTGCAAAACAGTCGGAAGAAGAGTCTACTTGGTCATCGGTTCTCTGTAAAGGAAATTTTCTTAATTCTTCTATATAAGGAAAAGCCCAGTGGATATACTCTCCCTTGCTATCTTTCTTTTTTATTTCTTCTGGATCAGCAATTATTCTAACAAACCCTGCATTCACATACCCAGAGAAAGGATCGGCTTTTACTTCTTTGTCACCTCTATTAAATGAGGGCACAATTTTTACTATATGCCCTATTAGAAGTTTGATGAAGTTCCTAGATACATCTTTTCCAGCTGAAGATGGGTCTTGTGGAACTGTAATTACTGTCTCAGGAAAGATAGCCCTATCTCTGTTTGCCGTCCTACGAATAAGTTCATTACGTTCATTAGTATCTTTTCTTACTCGTATTACATCAAATATATTTATAGAGCTATCTGTCCCTAGCCCCATTCTAACTCCAACTGTCCAGTCACCCTTATTTTCTGATGAAGCAATATCCCAAGAACGGCACATTTTTACTATACCTACAGGACATCTTGGAACTATACTTATTTTAGCTGTCTTGAACATACTGCCTTCAGGAGAGGAAGGTTTGCCTTGAAACATAGATAACCAAGTATCTAAGTTTTTCATTTGGATATTGTAGTAATTTTTTTGCTTCGCTTTCCTGGGTGAGAGATATTCCCCTATTTTTCTGTTTAATGGGTCTTTACCACCTACTTCAGGTCGTTCATCACCATCCCATAGTGCTCTATAGGAAAGTAATTCCCACACTCCTCCAGAACTTTGGAATCCTTGACTCTCAATAATTGAACCCATGAAGTCATTTTCATGGTATCTGTGATACATAATTACTACATTGGTATCATCATCAATTCTTGGTTCAATACCCTCAGTCCAAAACATCCAGATAGTTTTATTTACTGAAACTGAAGCTGCTTCTTGTGGAGAAGAGTAAGGATCATCAATAATTAGTAATTCTGGTCCACGTCCTACAGAACCTGCACTAAGCCCAAGAGAGGAAACACTTGGTTGTCCATCTCTTTGCATTAGCCTACCCCTTGTTGAGAATCTTTTACTTGCTGTTCTGCCATCTAATTCAAGCATAGGGTCAGGAAATAGAGAACGATATTCAGGGGTCAACATTATATTTTTATTGATGCCTGCGAACTCTGAAGCATGTTCTATATTATGACATGCAATAATTGTTCTTAACTCAGGGTCATCACCTATACAATAAGCAGGAAGCCTCTGAGAAACAATTACTGAACCTCCGTGTTGTGGAGGTTTATGAATTAGAATTCTTTGTCCTTTTTGGTAAGTTAGTTTTTGTAAACGTTGACATAGGTGATTTTGCCAGGGTTCAAGAATTAGGTTACTAGTAGCTTCAACCATTGTAGAAAAGGGTACTCGGTCTACTGTTCTATTTCCTACAGCTTTTAATTCTCTATCCGCTCTGGTAACTCTAGGCAATAGTTGAGTTCTCATTTCAGCCATTGCTCGGTTGAATAATGTTTCTTCTTCTCTGCTGGTTGACATAATATTTTTAGCCTAGTTTGATTTAGGGGAGGAGGGAATTTTACTTTTTACGAGCATTAATATAAAATCCCCTCAACTCAACCCTAGAACAGAAAATTATTATTCGCGTCATAATAATAATCTTCTGTTATTCCTTACCAGGAGGGACCGAAAACCTCTGGCAAGGAATCCCTAGTTTAGCTGATCTATTCTCTAATCTACAGTCCTAGTTTAGCTGCTCCATTGTTGATAGCTGTAGTAATTATCTGTTCTATCTCCGGGGCAAGACTTGAAAGACCATACTTAGCGGCAAGAGCAGCTATTTCAGTAGTAATTTCAAGATCAATCTCTTTTACTACTGACTCAGCTTCTGGCTTTACAAGTGTAGTAACAAGTGGGTCTAATACCTTATCTTCTGCTACAGAAGCTGTATGTCCTGCCTTACTCCCAAATAATTGTCCTATTATGTTCATTTTTCTTTTCCTTTTCTTTTTTCTTCTTTAATTTTTTTAATCAAATAGCATTCTAGTGTTTTTATTAGAGGCTAAAGAGTTTGTACCCATTGTACTACTTTAAGTGATGTTTTTAGTAATCTTAGAAGTAATAACATGGGTACATATCCTTGGCTTCTGCTAACCAGTTTTGCTAAAGAGGCTTTGCCTCTTCCTGGGAGTAGAAAATACTAACTTGTTGGCGGAGCAGCTGGAGCTGTAGGAGCTGCTGGAGCTGTAGGATTAACCTCAGCATCAATTGCCTGCAATTTAGTAATTTCTCCCTGTATTCTGGTAACTTCAGCAGTAGTATCGGGTCCAGGATTATTTGTAGCAGCTTCCTGTGCAGCAGCAAGTTCTGTACTGAGTTTGGTAATTTCTGAAGTAACATCTGTATTCAGAGTAGTTAATTCAGCATCTTCCATGTCGAGTGCATTGTCAATGTCCTTTAGTGTTTCAGCCATTTCTTTTAACCTTTCGTTTATTGAGTCTATTAGTTTTGCGATAGCTAGTAGTATAATTAGTAATAGACAACTAATTATACTCAATAATATACAACTAATTATATTTAATTGTGTGTATGTTGTCAACATATCTGTAAGTCTACTCCGTAGGAATAGTTAATCCTATTACCCCGATTGGTATTTCAGCAATTGGGTTGTTTGTAAGGTTAGTCAGGTCCGGTGGATTCTGTGCATCTGCATTTATTTGATTATAGCGCCTATGCCCCGGATTCTCTGGAGAGTAGACTTCCACTATATTTGACTCCCCTTCAATACTAGAATATCTAGTATCTGATCTTTCGTCTCTATTATGTTCTCTCATTTACTTTACTCTTTCTCCATCCACATAAGTAGCATCTACTATGGGGTCATCATAATCATTATCATTATCACCAATTACTGGTTCGTTTTGTAGAAATTTTACTTCCTCTATTTCTAATTTTGGTCCGGTGATTAGTTTATCAAATTTCATACCTATATCACTTAGGACATCCATTTTTAGTTTGGTAGGTAATTTTTCTATATGAAGATAACTTGCAATTTCAAGGAGTTGTTGTCTTTTATTATCTGCAAGTCTTGATGCGTCAAACAACATAAAATCATTCTCTATTGTGGTAAAGAATGTATTTATTGTTTCTTTTAGGGTAGCAGATATTGAAGTTATTAGAGCAAATGTTTGAGCAGGTCCCATATAAGTTTTTAATTCTTTTTCACGCTTGAATGCTGATTCAGCTAGTTTTCTTCTGTGCTCAGCAACTTCATGAATTAGTTTATATGTTTCTTTCGTGGACTTGCCATTTGTCCAAACATCTACTACATTTTTTAATAACTCTTTGGTAGGTACTTGTTCTTTTTCTAGCTGTAATTGCAATCTTAGCATTAAATTATTAAATTCTGTAGTAGCTCCTTTCGATAGTGAGGAGTTTAGTTTAGTTTTTAATTCTTTAATCTGTAAGTCAGCTAATTTTATCTCATGGGACAAGTCTAGTAAGTTATCATCTAGTGATGCCCTACGCCAATCATTTCTTAGATTTATTGGAAGAGAATCTGCTTCACGTAGTTTTAGATTTCTAGTAGAATTTCTACCTCTAGGTGTTGAACCCCCATGCCGACTACATCTGCCAGATGGAAACATAGTAAATGGGGATTGACAACGAATACTTTCATCTTTCCTCCCCAATCGACTAAAACATATTGGGTAGCCTTTATCATTGAAAGCGAAAACTCTTTTTCCTTCTGGAGTGTGAGCAATAACAATATCTCTTAGGTCTTTCTCAGATCTATAAATATGTTTCTTTACCCGCAACGCCCTCCCTGGAGGAATAATTATGGGCCCCTCTACAGTACAGTTTGGTGGCCTTTCAATTAATATAGCTTTGTCTGTTTTAAGTCTATCTCTATCTATTCCATCACTACCGTTAGTTTTCTTGAACTTCGGTCTCGGTTTATGGTTTTGGTAGTGTTTAAATTCTTCTGAAGTTAGTGACCAGCCAGGTGGTTTAGGTTTATTTTTTCGTTCATTCTCTGGAAGTAGAGTAGTAGGCTTAAATTGTTGTTTTGTTGATTCCGCAAGTTCTTCAAAATTTTTCGGTGCTCTACAGTATGGTCTAAATCTTTTTCGGTTTGTACTATTAGAAATACTGGGTATAATAGAAATTGCAGAATTATTTACTGTTTCTGTAGTCGTTTTTCTTTTTATGGACACTGGCTAATTAGCCTCCTTTCGTAGTAGTAATAATGGTAATAATGGTAATAATGGCGGTTTTGGGCAGGGTTGGC